ATATCAGGAAGACTCATATTCAGGTGGCTTCAATGAGAGACAGGCAATAATATGGACTCTAGATTTTACCATGAAGGGTTATTTTTATGGTCCAGTTAGAAAAGCTGCTATTATTAAGTTTGCTAATACTGTACTCTACGCTCCTAACCCAGAAGATTCGATACAAAATTCTATAGGAAACACTGATGCAGTGGCATACACAACTACCCAACCTGGATTAACTGCCAATGGACAGCCTACATCTACTATACAAAATTCTATAAATCCAAATCTAATTACTGCAACTAGTGATTTTGGCTATATCCAATATACTACGGAACCTCTTACTGGAAATACAGCATAATGAATAGTAATAATGACTCGCTAGGAAAAGCACTAAATCTAACACCTAGCAGTTTTGATCAAGTGAAAGAAATAACTAATAAGGCTCATGACGACAGTGCAATGGCGGATTTTAACATAGCCAGATCCAATATTCATGAAATAATACAGAGTGGATCATTTGCTATAGAGAAGCTATCTCAGATAGCCGATTCAAGCCAACACCCCAGGGCATTCGAGGTCCTGGCTAATCTCTTTAATACCATGCTGACAGCTAATAAAGATCTATTGGATTTACAGAAAAAAGTTAGGGAAATCCAAGCTGTAGATGAACCTCACAATGATCAAGCTAAGAGCGTTACCAATAATCTTTTTGTTGGATCTACTGCAGATCTCCAAAAAGCTATAGAGAACATGAAAAATGCCAGAACTGATTAAGAGTTACAACGGCAATTCTCTCATAAAGCGCTCTAATCAAACGATAGAATTTACTCCCGACATGGTTACAGAGTACTTAAAGTGCTCTGAGGATCCAGTGTATTTTACAGAAAAATACATGAAGATTATCAATGTCGATAAGGGATTGATAAACTTTACTCTCTATGATTATCAGAAAGAGATGTTAAAGTCCATGTTTGATAATAGATTTACTGTTATTGCTACTGCTCGTCAAGCAGGCAAGTCTACTACTACATGCGCATTTATTCTCTGGTATATTATATTTCATGGTGAAAAAACAGTTGCTCTACTTGCAAATAAAGGTGATACTGCTAGAGAAATTCTCGGAAGAATTCAGCTTGCCTATCAGCATCTCCCTAAGTGGCTGCAGCAAGGAATTAAGGAATGGAATAAGGGATCTTTTGTCCTTGAAAACGATTCAAGAGTTATAGCATCTGCAACATCATCGGATGCCATTCGTGGTTATTCTATAAATCTTCTATTCATTGACGAAGCTGCATTCATCGAGAATTGGGATGAATTTTTTACATCAGTATATCCTACTATCTCGTCTGGTACAGAGTCTAAGATCATTCTCGTATCTACTCCAAATGGATTAAATCACTTCTACTCTACTTGGGAAAATGCTAATAACAATAAGAATGGCTACAATCCAATTAAAGTTATGTGGCAAGATGTTCCAGGTAGAAATGAACAGTGGAAGTTAGATACTTTATCTGCAATGAACTTTGATACAGAGAAATTTGACCAAGAATATTGTGTTGAGTTTATGGGAAGTTCGGGCACTCTCATAGCAGGTTGGAAATTAAAAGAATTGGTCTTCAAGCAACCGATCTATGAAAAAGATGGATTAAGTATGTTTGTAGCTCCTACACAAAATAGATCTTATGCTATAATATGCGACGTGTCCAGGGGGAAAGGATTAGACTACTCAGCATTTAGCGTCATTGACGTCAGCAGTATGCCGTATAATCAAGTTTGCGTCTATAGAAATAACTTCATTACTCCCATAGATTATAGTGACTATATATTTCAAATCGCTAAGAGGTATAATAATGCTGCAGTCCTAGTAGAAATAAACGATATTGGAGAACAGGTAGCTCATTCTCTACATGCAGATTTTGAATATGACAATGTCCTATTTACTGAGTCAGCTGGGAGAAGTGGCAAAAGAATAACCTCTGGCTTCGGATCAAATATAGATAAAGGTATTAGAACTACAAAGACGGTGAAAGCCATAGGATGCTCTATCCTAAAGTTATTGGTAGAGCAAAATCAACTCATTATTAATGATGTCAATACAATTAGAGAATTATCCACATTTTCAAAGCACAATAATAGCTATGAAGCTGAGTCAGGATGCCACGATGACTTGACCATGGGATTAGTCCTTTTTGCCTGGCTTTCAGAGCAGCAATATTTCAAAGAATATACTAACATAAATACACTTATGAAATTAAGAGAAAGAACTGAAGAAGATATTATGGAAGACTTATCGCCATTTGGATATATCGACGACGGTGATGACTTAGAATCCATCATTAAAGATGGTCCTAATGGAAACTGGCTTTTTGAATCTCAAATTTTATAAATAATAAGAATTAACATAAAGCCTTTTTCCATGGAAGGAGATAAAGATGCCATTTCAACTTAGCCCTGGCGTAAACGTTACCGAGATTGACTTAACCTCTATTGTTCCAGCAGTAGCTACCACAACCGGTGCTATTGCAGGTGTATTCAATTCAGGTCCAATCGGAGAGCGTATACTCATCGACAATGAGACAAAACTAATATCAACATTCGGATATCCAACTGCAAATAATGCAGAAACCTGGTTCACCGCAGCAAACTTTCTATCATACGGAAATAGTCTTTATGTAGTTCGTGTAGCTGATTCATACAGTGCATATGCCAATGTAGGAAGTATTAGTACTTCCAATCCAACTATTAGCAATATTACAGATTACGAGAATAAGACTGTTAGTCAATCTACTCCATTCCCCTCAGATACCACAATGCACTGGATGGCAAAGAACCCAGGTGTGGTGGGCAATTCTCTAAAGGTTTCTGTTTGTGACACCGCAGCAGATTACTCGTCAACTCTATATGCTAATGGCCTAGCTAGCTCGCTTGCTCTGGATGTTATTGCAAATCTATCGATCACAATCGGTTCTTCTACTAGTACGCTGACTGTTACACCGGGTGGTTCCGGAACAGTTCTTCAGGCCAATACATACGCAGCCAATTACTTTAGTAAAATTAAAGTTGGTGACTACATAACTGTAGGTAACGCATCAATTGGAACTCAACTTCTGCAGGTTTCTGCAAAAGGATCAGTATCAGCTGATTCTCTCGTGTCGACTGGTACTCTAACATTCACTTCTCCTTATAGATTGTCAACTAACTTCACTACTAGCGGAACAATCAATAATACTACGACGCGTCAATGGGAATATTCCACAGCAATAGGAACTGTTCCAGGAACCACTGATTATCAGTCAACTTCCACCAACCCCACTGTAGTAGATGAGATTCATGTTGTTGTAGTTGATAATAACGGTGCAATTACTGGAACTCCTGGAACTATTCTTGAAGCTTTCACTAATATGTCTAGAGCAATAGATGCTTCTACCATTTCAGGCGCAAGTAACTATTACAAGACAGTTATCAACCAGGGTTCAAAATACATTTGGTGGATAAATGACGAGACATATTCTACTTCTGCTCTAGCTGCAAGTCTTTCTAATTCAACTAGACAGACTACTAGTTATACTTTCAGTGGTGCTTCTACGATCTATACTGAAACTACTGTTCCTCTAGCAACTCTAGCTACTGCCTATGATTTATTTGCATCAGCCGAGAGCATAGATGTTTCATTCATTCTACAAGGTAAACCACGCGGTGGAACAACCTCTGTTAATGGTCAATCTGTAAGTAATTTCCAACTGGCAAACTATCTCATTGATAATATCGCTGAGATTAGAAAAGACTGCATAGTCCTAATTTCCCCAGATGATGCGATCGTAAGATCTAATCCAGGAAATGAAGCTGGTTCGATAGTTAATTGGCGCGGAGCTGTTCATGATAGCTCATACGCTGTTATGGATACTGGTTACAAGTATCAGTACGATCGCTACAATGACATATATCGCTATGTACCTATGAATGGTGACATTGCTGGTATATGTGTCCGCACCGATAATACGAGAGATCCTTGGTGGTCACCTGCGGGATTCAATCGTGGTCAACTCAAGAATCTTGTCAAGCTTCGCTATAATCCTTCTAAGGCTGATCGCGATACGCTTTACAAGAATGGAATTAATCCTGTAGTTACTTTCCCTGGTCAAGGTACAGTACTATTCGGAGACAAGACTCTCCAGACAAAACCATCTGCATTCGATCATATCAATGTTCGTCGTCTCTTTATAGTTCTCGAGAAAGCTATAGCTACAGCAGCCAAGTTCTTCTTGTTTGAATTCAATGATGATTTTACTAGGGCACAATTTAAGGCGCTGGTTCAACCATATTTAAGAGATATTCAAGGTCGGCGCGGTATTACCGATTATCTAGTGGTGTGCGATAGCACAAACAATACTGCTGAGGTAATTGATGGCAATAAATTTATTGGCGATATCTATATCAAGCCAGCGCGCTCGATTAATTATATCCAACTTAACTTCGTTGCTGTTAGAACTGGCGTACAATTCTCCGAAATAGTTGGCAAGTTCTGATAAATAAGAAGAAGGAGTAATAAAAATGGCTTCAGGTTTTAATATTAGTACCTTTAAATCTAGAGGACTAACACTTGGTGGAGCACGTCCGGCGCTATTCGAGGTATATCTTAGAATTCCGGACGGTGTTGGCGCCGATCAATCCTCTGCAGATAAGTTCAGATTTACTTGTAGAGCTGCACAGCTTCCAGCTGCATCAATAGGAAATGTGGAAATTCCATACTTCGGCCGTAGAGTTAAGGTAGCTGGAGATAGAACATTCGCTGATTGGTCAGTCACCATCATGAACGATGAGGACTTCCTAGTTAGAGCGATGTTCGAGAAGTGGTCAAATTCCATGAATCGCTTAGAATCGAATGTGAGAGACATCGCTTATTCAGTCAATGAGAATTCATATAAGGCTGACATGAGCGTTATCCAGTACGGTAAAGATGGAAGTAATATCCGTCAATACGACATTATTGGAGCATTCCCAACTACAGTAGACGCTATCTCTCTAGATTGGGATTCACAGAACCAGATTGAAACATTCACTGTAACATTCTCATACGACTATTGGCTGCCAGCGAATGAAGTTGCAAATCCTTATCTGGGTCAAGCAACGCTACCTATCGCTACTTAATATAAGTAATACTGGATGGCCTCTTGATATATTATTATTTCAGGAAGGGGCTAGTTTAATTTAGCCCTTTTCTTTTTTGGAGAACTTGTATGGAATTATTTGGTTTCGAATTTAAGAGAAAATTAGAAAACGACCCTATTGTTTCTTTTACACCAAGACAGCAAGACGATGGGGCCGTTGTCGTTGCCGCCGGTTCGAGTTTCGGCACATATATTGACTTAGATGGAACAGTTCGAACTGAAGCAGAATTAGTTACCAAGTATAGAGAGATGTCCATGCATCCCGAAGTGGATGCAGCTATAGATGAGATAGTCAACGAAACTATGTCTATAGACGAGCAGGAAATAGTCTCCATAAATCTTGATAATCTCGAGATTACTGACAAGTTAAAGAAAGCAATTAGGGATGAATTTTCTAATTGCTTGAATATTCTAGATTTTAACCAGCACGCATACGACATATATCGTCGCTGGTACATAGACGGCAGACTCTACTATCACATAATGATAGACAAGGCAGATCCAAAAGCCGGTATCAAGGAAGTTAGATACATAGATCCCAGAAAAATCCGTAAGATTAGAGAAGTATCCAAGCTTCGCTCTAGAGGTGACATGGCTAATGAGACAGTTCTCCAGAAGATACAGAATGAGTACTACATCTTCAATGATAGAGGATTCTATACCGGAAATAAGACTGCTGGCCCTGCAGCTACTGGATTAAAGATATCCGCCGATTCAATTCTTCACATAGTATCTGGACTAACAGATACTCAAGGATCGATGGTTCTATCTTACATGCATAAGGCTATTAAGCCCCTCAACCAACTTAGAACTCTCGAGGATGCTCTCGTCATATATCGCCTAGCGAGAGCACCCGAACGCAGGGTTTGGTACATCGACGTCGGCAACCTTCCTAAGATGAAGGCAGAGCAGTACCTCAAAGACATAATGACTAAGCACAAGAATCGCTTGGTCTATGATGGCCAATCCGGAGAAGTTAGGGACGATCGCAAATTTATGACCATGCTCGAGGATTATTGGCTTCCTCGCAGAGAGGGTGGTAGAGGTACAGAAGTAACTACTCTCCCGGGTGGACAGACACTTGGTCAGATGGACGACGTACTCTATTTCCAGAAAAAGTTATATGGAACTCTCAATGTTCCGGTAAACAGATTAAACTCAGATGCTTTATTTTCGATAGGAAGAGCTACAGAAGTAACAAGAGACGAGCTCAAGTTTGCTAGATTCATATCTCGCCTGCGCGGTAAATTTGCTACTCTATTTACAGCCATGCTCGAAAAGCAATTGGTTCTAAAGCAAATTGTATCGATAGAAGATTGGAATAATATTAAACAGAATGTTAAGTATCAATTTAGTAAGGATAATTATTTTACAGAACTGAAGGACGGAGAGATCCTTGATAATAGAATAAATATACTGCGCAACATGCAGGACTATGCTGGAAAGTATTACTCTCACGAGTGGATTAGAAAGAACGTTCTTCAACAGAGCGATGATGATATTGATAAAATGGATAAAGAGATTGACGAGGAGAGAGAGTCTGGCGACGAGCGCTGGTTAAATCCAATGCAGCAACAGATGGCGATGGATGGAATGAATCCTAATGATACTGAGGGAGCTCAACCACCCGAACAAGATATGGGACCTGGAGATGAACCAGATGAGAGCAATCAGAAGATTCAGGATGCAAAAAAGACTATAGAACTTCTATCAAAAAAGAAGGGAAATAGGTCACTACAGGATGAGTCAAAATATAAATCAGCAGTTCAAATCATAGCAAAAAATAAATAGTGGGAGATAATTTATGTCTGATACAGAATATACAGTCGGTGATTTAATAAAGCTTTCCCTAGACCAGAAAGCAGTTGACTTTGAAAATACATTTGGATCCATTATACTAGATAAGATTGCTACTGCTGTGGATGATAGAAAATTAGAGTTGGCGCAGTCTCTCTTTAGAGACCCCGACGAAGAAGATACAGAAGAAGACGCGGAAGAATCAGAATTCGAACAAGAGGAAATAGAAGATGACGAAGCAGCTTAAAGATATTCTTGCTGGTGTTAAATCATCAAAAACAAGTAAGCAAGCACTGGGTAAAGATCCTGGCGTAGATTTTCGTCCTCATTCGGGGGGTGAACAAGATTTTGCTGACAAGCACGAAATTGAAAAGCATGAAGATCGAGTTGGAAATGGAGATGATGTTTACGCAGCTTCAAATATAAAGCAGACTCTTTTCAAGAAGAAAAATCCTGAGCACGGTTATATAAAGCCACAAGACAAGAAAGTCTACGAAGCAAAAAAAGTTGAGGAC